TATCTCGGCGCCTCTATAGACAAGATTATTAATGCCGGATTACCGGCTGACGCACCAGCCAGTCAAGTCAAGGGTCAGGATTTCCTGATGGGTAAGATACTGGAGATGAAAATGACACCAGGCCACATGATATTCAGCCGGGAGGCCAAGGAGGACAGACCTCAGGATTGCTGGGAGGTTATCGGAGTAGAGGGATTCACCTCACCAGTATCAGCACCAGCCATATCACAGGCTGCGGCAGGTGCATCACAAGCTGCTCCCAAGTCTGCCGTTCAGGAGGCACTGACCTTACTAGATGGCAAGACCGAGCAACAGTGGAACCAGGCCATCTTCAACAGCCCAATCATCAAGGCTGACGCCAACCTAATTAACCTTATCCTACAGCGTCAGTTCCTATCATCACTGGAGACGGTCGGAACTGTGATCAAGGATGGTGATGGCATTTATCATGTTCATAGGTAGGTTACAGGCAATAATGCCTTAAACCGAAACTAGGTAGTATCAGCAAGGTTAATGACCAGGAATGGTTGAGACAACCAGAATCTACCTAGTCCCAGAGTTAGTCTCTGGCTGATGAGGTGAGGCAAAATGATAGATTGCAAAGAATGTCAAGGGTGCATAAACAAGGATATTTGTCCAGAGGGATACATTTGCCTGAGCTTGAAAGATATACGGGAAAAGTTGCCTAATGAAATAGATCCAGCAGAGGCCTCATTTTACTAGGAAAGGATTAACAACTGAATAGCTTGCTGGTGTCCAGGATGTAGCCCATCTTTGCCCTACACAATGACCACGACATGATAGGGAGTCAAAATGGCTTAGTACACGGAACACAGGATAATGATACTGTCCACGCTGACGTGGAGCGTTGCGGTAAGCCGACCATCGTGACTATCGCAGGTGCATAGGAGGCGTACTGATAGGATGTATGGGCGTTGTGTGACTTGGCGTGAACCAATCTATCAGGGTATCAACGAGCCAGCAAGCCTGCCAGCCACCCAAACCATAAAGACAATAAGGAATGGGCAAGGGTGAAATCCCCTAACCGAGTAGCAGGGTAAAGTGGGCTACTGGCTGGCAGCAAGCCTGAGCCGAACACGATAAAGGAGGAGAAAAATGACTAATGAACAGGCAATAAAGAAGAATGCCAAATTCAAGGAAGCCCTTGACCAAATAATAGGCTATGGTCAACATGCTATTGCTACTAAACAAGCTATCCTTAAAGCTATGGATGAGTTTGGCTACCATTTGCCAAAGCATTTAGAGGAGATAACAACCGAGACCGTAGAATCAATGAGCCATTTTGGTGTCATAAGAGATTGGGTAATCAGGTTCAAGACTGGCGAGGAAATTGAGGTATCTGCCTCTATTATCAAGGTTATAGTGGAACATGAGTCTAAGGAACTTGGTTACCGTCTCCCTGCTGAAAGGAAGGAACTGAGAGAGGAAGTACACAGAATAATCCTACCACTATGTGCTGATTACAGGAAAAGAGAACGTGCTATCGCAAGACTTCTCGCCCTCATCAGACCTGTAGAGTTAGGGGAGGAGTCAAGAGGAAAAAGAACACAAGTATTTCATGATGCCTCAGAAGTAACAGGCATTTGGGACAGGGGAGAAGATAAACCCTCCCCCTGTAGAGTTAAAGGTGCTAACAAAAGAGACTCATAGTTATGGAATTACTTGTACTAATTGTGGCACAAAACTTACATTAACAGGACTATGACCAGAGGCAGAGTGAAGGAGGTAATCTATGTTAGAGTGGTTCATCTGTCCAGACAAGGAAATCATCCCAGTTCAAGACTGTCTAAAGTGTATTATCAAATGCAGGTATGGTCGGACCTGCTTAACAAGGCCAACTAGAGTCAAGATTGCTGAGGAGAGAGTATGGTCGGGCGAACCCTCAACCACGCAACTCCTAAACGGCACCATGCTAGAGTTCCTCAAACTCACCAACTCCTATGCCATTGACCCAGACAGTCGGATGTTTGCACTACTTGGAACTAGACACCATGAGATGCTACATGAGATGGCTAAGACTCTAGGTCTGCCATCTGAGGTAGCCCTGACAGGTGATGATAAGGACATCTTTGACCTACTGGAACAAGATGAGGATGGCCAGTGGGTGCTGTTGGATTATAAGACATGGGGAAGTTACAGAGTAGCTCAAGCCATTGGACTAGTAGAGATTGGGAAGAAGCCTGACCCATCCGGTGCCGTCTACAAGACATCAGGAAAGTGGGGCAAGGCAGGCTCACCCAAGATGGTCAATGTGTTCCAAGCCATGCCACAACAGGTTGACAATACCGAGGCTGAACTGCAACTCAACCGATACCGACTCCTGCTTAAGGAGAAGTATGGCATTGACGTTGTCCTTATGCGTATCCAGGCTACTGTCCGAGATGGTGGATTGGCTGTTGCCAATAGCCGTGGTATTGATAGGAATGGCATAATGATTGAGATTCAGATGCTACCAGATGAACGGGTCAAGGCATACTTTGATGCCAAGAGAACTGACCTGCTATTGGCTCTGGCTCAAGGAAGTTGGAGTATTCCATGCACCAACAAGGAAAGCTGGGATGGGGTTAGGTGTAGGGAGTATTGTGATGTGTGGAACTTTTGCCCCAAGGGATTGCTGGAACATGGAGGTAACCAATGATATTCACTGATAGACGGAATGAATCATCAAAAATTATGGGACAGGGTTATAAATCTAAGGAGGATAAGGATGGTGACATACTTATCTACCTAGATACAGGGTACACAATCAAATTAAATAATTATGAGGTTGGATTAATCAAAGAGCCAACTGAGGAGTCAACAGAATGATACTCGGATTGTATGGTGAGGACAAAACTTGCAAGAGTACCCTGTCACTATCTGCACCTAAGCCAATGGTCTACATGCAATTTGACATTGGTGGGTTCCAACGTGCCTGTCGTAACTTACCTCATCTACCCATCAAGGACTGGTACAATCAAGGACTAATCAAGGTCGAGGATTATGTCATGCCGTTCCAGATTGGTAGTTTGGACCCAGTCACCAGCATTATACGGCCGAGCAAAATCCTTGTTGGTGTTGAGGAGTTGTTCTATGTATTTGCAACCAACTTCCTCAAGCACCTGTATGATGGTACAGTCACCATCGTTGTGGACACCAGCACTCTTCTCTATGAGGTTACATGCCTTGGCTATCTCCAGGAGAAGCAGGAACTACAAATGCCATTACAGGCTAATGGTAAGGGCAGGGATGATAAGCCACTAAGGACTCAACTCCAGCAACAGGAATACCGTGAGCCATATATCAGGATGCGTGGATTCACATATCAAGCAAAGGCAGCCAAGAAGAACCTAATCCTTGTTCACCATGCTACTGATGAATATGGGTTGATGAGGCAAGGTGATGGCACCATGGGTCAGGGCAAGACAGGCAAGAGGGTGCTACATGGATGGGGCCAACTTGGTGATAGTGCAGACATCATAGGCAAGACCTACGTCAGGATGGAGACTATACCTAACACCAACCCTCCACAGAGGAAGATTACACCGTGCTTCAAGATTGAGTTGGCCGAGGTCAAGGAGTTAGAAGGTGTTGAGATACAGGAGCCAACATATGATAAGTTGGCTGGGATGATAAGGATGATAAGGGGTGAATAATGAGAATTAAGAAAGGTACAAAGGTTCTAGTGGAGGCAGTAATAGAAGGTGATTGCTTTGACAACCTACCTAAGGAGGAATGTGCCTACCATATATCCACATCAAGAGGCCCAGCTATTGCTGAACCGGAACATATATTTGTACTGGCAAGTGATAGAGATAAGTGATGCCTTGGGTATGATTAGGATGATAAGGGGAGAGTGATATGGAAGAAAAGGTTTGTGTCATATGTGATCAAACATTTACACCAAAATATAGGAGGGACCGAACATATTGTTCTAAGGAGTGTTATAAGAAGTCACCAAAAAGTATAGTGGGATACACTGAGTTCCGCCAACTAATCATGAAAAGGGATAAGGATATGTGTATCATGTGTAGGGCCAAGGATGGTTTGGAACTACACCATATGAAATCTACCATAGATGGTGGCTCTGATATGCCATCCAACTTAATAACACTATGCCATGACTGCCATATAAAGCTACATAAAGAACTACGCTTGATGAGAAAGCGGTCCAAAAGTAATGACCATGTCTAGCTATTCACAAAGCACTATAAGCACTCTAGCATCAATTGTACGCATAGCTATGATAGCTAGAATAGAGCTAGATACTAACTTTGACACAGTTAGAAATTTTACACAGGCACTTAATGCCTGAGAAGGAGGTGTCTATGATTTTCGTAGACATTTTTTGAGCCGTGCCAAATAGAGAACATCCTCCGGCAATCAGTGGATGTCCTACGCCATGGACTCAACCATCAAGGCTTCGCCGATTATATGTGGGTAGCTGTGGATGGACATCGCATCCAGGTTGAGCGGAAGCAGATAGACGAGATACTGAGTGGCATGGATAAGGTTGAGGAACAACTCAGCCATGAGTTAGCCAATGGTGTAGAGGAAACTATCCTACTATATGAGGGCGACTGTGAGCCTATAGCCACACTCAAGATGGCCTGTCAAAGTTACAAGCTGGCAAGGAACGAGAAGGTTATGGTCCCACATAAACAATACAATGTAAGTTATACAGGATTACAGGCATGGTTCAGTCAGTTAGACAAGGCAGGGGTTACGGTGGTACATACGTGCCATTACGTTGGTACGGCTTTGGCTCTAGTCGCCCTATATCAGAACAGCCAGAAGCAGGAACACACCACACTCCGGAGGTACATCAAGGAGCATATCTATATCCAATCCAAGAATGAACATATCCTCAGCCTCATGGGAATCAAGGGTGGAGCACTTGGTGAGGCCAAAGCCAAGGCATTGATTGACAGATATGGCACATTTTGGTACACAATACAGCAACCGGCCGAGGAGTTGGCGGAGACTTTGGTGGGTGATGAGGATGGTAAGCAAAAGAGGCTTGGTATGGCAACGGTACTGAAACTTTTTAAGGCTATAGGGAGGAGTATATGAGTACTTTAAGTGAGTTGTCAAAGTTCTGGAAAAGGCAGTCCAAACTCTGGGCAGAACAGGAGCAGGCATGGAAGGAGTGTAAAGAGTATTGTAGGAAGGTAAAGGAGGACATACGGTTGAGACGGTGCCAGGAATGATTTCCAAGAAGATGTGCTGGCACTCCGCTTTGACCAACCCAGAATGTATTGTATGTACCCATAGAGGGCAACACTTCTGTGATGGAACATTGGAACTAAAGGAATGTTCAGACTGTGTTAATGTAAATAACTGGTATGAAAGGAAGGTACATAATGGAGATAATACCAGGACTTGACACCATCAGAGGCTTGGTCGGTAACCCGCCGATGGAGATACCCGTCAACCGAGAAACGATGTCGGAGCAACAAGTTCTAATGCAGGACTGGAACGCCTGTTATATCGCTGTCCTGCCGTTCTGCTTCAAGTGTAAGCAACCTCTCACTTGGCATACTCCTCCCGAGGATGAGGTGCTGTTTGACTGCCTAGGTTGTGGTCGCAAGTGGGTCAAGGGAAGTGATTGGCTCAACAGTAAAAGACAGATAGCAGCCAACAAGGCAGCAGAGAGGATGAATGAACTTGACCAAGTCTAAACAAACACCACAACAATTAGCTGAGGAGCATGTAGATTGGTTCATACAAGTATTAAGGCCACTACTTATTAGTTTTTATGGTACATGGGCATAATCATGGTAGGAAGGAGAAACATGCCAGACCACATGGGCGTTGACACAGCCTACCACTGTGAGAAGTGTGGACATCATCACTGTACCAAATGTAAGGTGTGTCATAGGTGTGGTTGTCTAAGGTATATCAGGAGTAGAAAGGAGAGGAAAGATGCCAGACTCATGTCCATACATAATAAAGAATGTTGAGGGTCCATATACCTGCAAACTCAATGGTCAGGTTTGTAGCCTTGAGTTAGACCAGGAATGTGGATTGGTGGAAGATGATGCCTAAGGTATTTGCACCTGAATATGGGCGAGATGAACATGGTTGGATTCTGTTCCCAGACGATGTTAAGTGGAGAAAGGAACTATTTCCTCCGGAGGTTATGAAGCATTTAGCCAAGATGCACCTATACCTAGAGTGGGAGTTAATAAAATATGTGTCTGAACCAGGTGATGTCCTACTTGACCCAATGAGTGGAACAGGCACAATTATGTTGGCAGCTACAATGGGCAGAACCGTAGTATGTGTGGAGATAGAGGAACCATATCACAACATACAAAGATTGGTATTAGCACATCTCCAATCCCAATTTGACATGTCACCGGTTACACTACTACATGGTAATTGTAAGTTGCTATTACCTATACCATGTAATCATATAATATTCTCACCCCCCTATGGCTCAGCATTCAAACCTGCCAATGAAATATCAGACTTTGTTAAGGACAAGTATAGAGTGGAGCAGGACGAGTATCAGACATATGCCATGACCACCGGTAATGTTGGACTCCATAGCACATTTATCTACAATATGGAGATGGAGAAGGTATATAATCTATGCTATAAGAGTCTGCCAAGGGGTGGTACCATGTCCACAGTGACTAAGGATATTACTGAAAACGGGAAGAGGATATTTATAACCAAGTGGACCACAAGAGTATGTACCAAGGCAGGTTTTGTGCTACAGGACTGGTTCAAGCATAAGATAGGGGGTGGTCCATATCAGGACATGAGGCGTAGTCAAGGCTTAGAAACCATTGACGATGAAGATATAATGATATTTATAAAGGGGGCAAAATGAGAACTAGTTGGGACCAATACTTTCTGAACATAGCCAAAGATGTGGCATTGAGGTCAACCTGCCCCAGAGCATTAGTTGGAGCAGTAATTGTAATAGATAACCACATACTGTCCACCGGCTACAATGGTGCTGCACCAGGTGAGCCACACTGTACTGATGTAGGATGCTTGCTGGAGAACCACCACTGCCAAAGAGCCATACATGCCGAGACTAACGCTGTGGCACAAGCAGCTAAGTTTGGTACTGCTATTGATGGTGCCACCCTCTATTATTGGGATAGTCTTGGCAGAACAGCAGAGTCATGCACCAAATGCAGCCAAATAATGAAGGCTGCAGGAATAATGAGAATCGTAGGCAAGTAATGTATTTCGCCCAAGACCCGGACCAACAGTTTTTCTACATGGGCTCCATTGAGCCACATGCCCGGCTGTACAACAACTGGTTCAAGGAGACCAGCCATCCTATTGTGTCTCTGGATACCGAGACCATCTCACTTAAGGAACGGATAGCACTTGGTGTTGGTGTCGCATTCTCACCAGAGGTTGCTTTCTACTTCCCACTGTTCCCAACACCATCTCCATCCACACCTTGGGACATATTGAGAGATGATAAGGTAATCAAGATATGGCATAACTCCTTGTTTGACTACTCAGCGGTGAGGGAGTTTGAGCTCAGCGCAGAGAATGTTAGGGATACCAGTGTCATGTCCCGACTTCTACTCTATAAGTTTAACAGCCTATTCAACCTTAGCCACATACATCTGATGCCTGTACAGGAAGTCAAGGATGTAATGAAGATATACAAGGCCAGGACTATGTTGGACGTGCCACAGATAGAGGTGGCTAGGAAATGTATGCAGGACTGCATGGCTACTTTCAAACTCCATGATGAACTGCTGCCACGAACCAACCGTCCCTACTTTGATGTGGAGATGCAGACCATACCAATCATGGTCAAGATGTCCTACCGTGGATTACTAATTGACCAAGAAGCCAGACTTTTGCATGAGGGGATACTGGAAGATGAGGTTGAGAATCTAAGGAAGGTATGTGAGGAGGCAGAGGGATTTAACCCGGGCTCACCTCAGCAGGTATCGTATATACTGGCCAAACGTGGTGCATATAATGTATTCTCACGACTGCCATTCACCAGGAATAAGTATGGCAAGAGAACATCTAGCCTATCCACTGACATCAGTGTATTGGAGCAAATGGAGGACCCACTGGCTGGGTTAGTCCTATCCTATCGCACCAAAGCCAAGCTGCTTGGGACATATATTCGACCTTGGGCTAATGAGGAGAGAGCCTATACGAGGTATCACCTTGATGCTGCTACTGGTAGGCCATCCTCACTGGATAGAAACATGCAGAACTTACCTGGTAAGGACAGTCCTACTAGAACCAACATCAGGGAGATAATACTACCTGACTCCGGTATCTGGACTGATACTGACTGGAGCCAGCTAGAACTCCGTATCCTGGCTTTCCTCTCCGGTGATAGGGAGATGGCCCACATATTTAGTCTGCCTACACTCCTACCGGATGGTACCAAGAATCCAGAGGCTGACATACATCAGAGGGTAGCTGACTTCCTGGGCATAGTGAGGAAGATAAGTAAGAATGTGGACTTTGCGATGGTGTATGGTGGCACCGATGAATGTCTCCGAGAGACAGCACATATCCAGTCCAGAGAGAGGTGTAGCCAGCTTAGACAAATGTGGTTTGGATTGTTCCCACAAGCTGGTGATTATATCCAAAGCAGACTGGAGGAGGTCAGGAGAGGAGCAACTTACTCAACTACCTGGTTTGGTCGTAACATGAAACTACCGGATGAGGAGGAGGACAGTCTTGATGGTAGGCAGAGGAAGTATATCAACTATGCCATACAGGGAACAGCGGCCGACATGATGAAGCGAGGATTGATTCTACTCAAGGACTTGGATTTGGCTCTACAGGTGCACGATGAACTACTTATCGATTCCTATGTACCGGAAGATAGATTCAGGTGCCTTGAATCCATCGCCCCCTTCTACTCCCCTGTTAGTGTAAGGTACCTCAGCCGCTGGGAGTAGTGCAATAGATGGTTGGAAACTTGACAAATTATGCGGGCTGTATAACCGGCACCGATGATGTCCTCTTACGGTACTGTGCCCTACTCTCCAAAATCTTCTGAAAGTCATTAAGCCTCTGCTGACCCTCAACCCTGAACCTATCTGACAGGGTCATGTCATTATCCACAGCCGTCCGATACCTCTCAGCTTCGGCAAGGTATCTGTCTATCTCAGCTAACTCGGTCTCCGCCTCACTGACGTACCCATTGGCACTGGCTATCCTCTGTGTAGCCTCATTAACAAATGCTTGGGCTATGGCGGTCCAGGCAAGGGATTCTTCCACATATGACCCGTTATTGGCTATAAGGGCATCGGCGGCGGCAGCGGCTGCTCCTAGCGACTGGGCTACAGCACCCATACTCTGGGCTATGGCAGAGATGGTACTTGCCTCAGCTTGGGCAAAGCTGACAAGGTTAGTACCAGTCAGCCCAGACATTTCAGCAATTCTGGTTGATATGTTAGCATACTCACCATATATCTCGGCAACACGGGCACCAAGATTAGCCTTGTTAATATAATCATCACCAGTACCCAACAACGCCTGCACATCCAGAGCCGTCATATTGGCTCCAGAGGTAAGTATCCACTTCTTCTGCTCGGTATAGACAGCATTGACATCAGCCTCACTAATGGACAGGGCTGTTGCCAGTTGGGTAAGGACAGCATCAGCGTGCTTGGCGGCAACAATGGTGTCACTGTGCAGGGTTGTAGAGATGTCCTCCAGAACCAACTTTGCACTATAATTGGAGTTGGTCTCTAGGTAGGTTGCTACCTTAGCCAAAGCCGTTGCTGCCGCTACTTCTTGGGTTATGGCTGCACCTAGGGCTATACCAACCAGAGTATGCACCGCCGTGGTCAGTCCTAGTTCTGTCCTCATGCTGGCCAGGTCAGTTATAGCTTGATGCTCACACTGGATGGACTTCAGGTACATGGCATATCCAGCCGCACCAATACACACCACCTCGTCAAGGAAGGCAGGATAACTTGGAGCAGTGGCAGTTCCTGGAGCAGTATGTGGAGCCTCATAGTATATGACAACATGCTCCTTATCAGTCAACTCGGCCTGGGACTTGCCAGTACCTTGACTTCCTATGTACATAAAGTTGTTCCAGATACTGAAGTTGACGAACTGTTGAGGCACCATACTTCCAGGATACTCCACACGGCTAACTCTGAGCAGGTTGGTGATGATAGCTGAAAGGTCAATACCAAGCAGGCTTTTGTAGTAGTCAAATATTAGGACGTTGGTAGCTGTGATACCACCTCCAGTTATGATGGTATATTTGCCATTGATGTAATCCATGGTGTAGTCAGTGTCCTTGGTATAGGTTATAGCACCAGTGGAGTTAGTTACCACTTCTGAGTCCACTCTGATGGGCTTATAGGCCAGGGCCTTCCACGTTCCAGCTACTGGAGCAACTGAGGACTCATCAGATACAGTATAATTGATGGTATGTTCATAGGCAACCTCTAATGGATAATGTCGGCTTAGGTCATCCACTGCCCTCTGGACACACCGGTCCAGTTCGGTGGCTGACCATAGGCTGGAGGTACCCTTGAGGTCGAGCCAAAGTTCTGTATTATATTCTCCGGAATATCTGGTTGAGAATGTCATATTAACCTCCTATCTTGATATGCTTGGTATCTCCCTTGAGGTTAGGTATGATTGTCCGCTTAAAGAGTTTCACCAACTCTGCCCTATCATCATCTGATAGCACAACAACACCTACAGTCTTGGACTCTGGGATGTCTGGATACTCGGTAAGATTGATGCCGTACTTCACCACAAGCCTCTGGATGTCTAGCTTCCCATCCTTACCATCAAGAACTATCAGGACTTTTATTGGCAATTCTACTTTCTTCATGTTACACTCCTATATTAACCTCAGACCAATGCCTTAATACCACTGTCCCTGTTGTACTAAGTCTGTATGTCCAGGATGGAGGAACTATTGTGGACAATACATAATCCTCGGTATCACCAGCCGTATTAAGGTTACGACAATGAGCCATAATAGTAGTTGGTGGGTCTGCTGAGGCATGGGTATAAAGCCAGGCTTCATGCCAAACAGAGGCACTACCATTTATCCTGACTGTTACCGCCACAAATTTTGAATACCCTCCGTTGGTATATGTGGTATCTATTGCTCTTGAGGCAGTTATGTCAGTTGGAGTAGAAGCCATCCTATCAACATAAGTCTTATAATTAGCTCCTGGAGTTAGGTTGATGTTCTGAACAGCCTCTATATTTACATGAACTCCGCCATCTATCTGCACATTATCTTCAGCAATTACCTGAACTCTTCCTGCAGCAGGGTTAGGAGAGCAAATCCCAGCTGCAAGGTATGCCCTATCATCAGCAGCGATATGGACCTCATCCTCAGCTAGGAGGTCAAGGTCGTCTGCCGTAGGGGTGGGAGGATTTCCACCTGCATCAATGGCAATACCATAGCCTGAGTCAGATACTAGCTCTACGCCAATAGGATTTGGAGTATTGGATGGGTCAAAGATACGCAAACGACCTATAGCATTACCTAAGTTTACATGATAACCGGAGTCAACAGTGAGATATAATGTATCCAATACAGATAGGAAGGCTCCCACTAAGGCAGCAGATTGGTAGAATTTAAGAAAGCTGGAACCCTTGATAGATAGCCCACTGGAATCAACTATAACATTACCAGCACCTGCGTAAAGTTTGCCATCTGTGTCAGAGTACCATTGTAGGACATCAGAATTATAACCTGCCATCCTACCAATACTTGACTCTACCCACAGTCTCCATCCAGTAAAGTTACTGCCAAGTGTGCCAGTTCCTACCCTAATCTCACCGGCGTTCATTAGGCCAAAGTTTGCCGTAATGCTGGATAATGTGTCTATGAATAACTTTGGACCCTGTGTGCCAGCCACTACCAAAGCCTTGGAGGATGCATCCGCACCTTTAACAGCAAATGCAACCAGTATGTTCTCACCACCAACTGAATCACCAAAGGTCTGAGTATTATTAAGTGAGGTATCACCAACAGTACAATAGAGGTAATAGGGATTGGCGTTGGCTAGGTTAAGTGAACCAGAATCAATAGCCTGTGTAACCTTACTAGCAAAGGTAATGGTGCCAGCAGCCCAGGTAATATCATCCTGGTCAGCGGCAGTAAAGATAATGTCAAGGGTATATGGTAACAAGGCTGGACGAAGTTGCCAAGGAAAAATCACTGGAGCAGTAGTGGGAGGAGTCTTGTCCAAACCACCTACCTGTGCTCCTGTATCTGGCCCACTTGTTCCAGGTTCCATTGAACTTGGCTCTGAATACAGACTGCCAAGGGTCATGGCAACCTTATAGATGCCCTGTCCTGGTACATACTGCCTCTCTATCCTGCCTATCCTACCTTTGGATGTGACACCAAGCCTAGAATCTACTGCCTGCACCATGTCATAGACCTCAAGTCCACATTCCATTGGTGCTGTAATCTTACCCTGGTATGCCTGTGCCACCTTCTGGGCTATCCAAGCAGCTGCCCTAGTATTACCCTCAGCATTGGAAGTTATGTCTGGGTCTACCTGGAAAGGAGCTACAAAGGTTCCTATTGCGGCCACCGAAGTAGCATCATTGGCAGTACCAACATAGGTAGCAACAATCCCTCCTGTTGGTGAGACATCCATAAAATATACGGTGTTGGGAAGTATAATTGCTCTATCCCTCAAGTCCTCAAGGAAGGCGTGAGTACCATCAAAGGCATATTGGGCGGCGGTGGCAGTATTGAGGTAGAGGGCATGGAGTTTACTGTCATTACCATACCTTACTCCACATTTAGTTCGGAGGAGCATCCTCCCAACGACATCACGGATACTGGTTCCTATAGCTACAGCAAGTTTGGGAGTATCTGCCATAGAGCCATCTGGGTCGTCAGCATCCACATCCATCGTTAGACCTGTTATAGTCTCTATCCTAGCCTCAGTGGTAGTATCACCACTAGCGTAGACCAAATCTCCATAATTATCTGTTGGGGCTGATACAGCAGAGCAGGTAGCTCCAGACGTTCCTCCGGTGCAAGTATAGGTGGCAGCGAACACACCGGCTACTCTAGTCACCAGAATATATGTTCCTGACACACTAGCTAGCCTACCTGTCGCACCTGATGTAGCCTGCGTGACTAACTCACCAATCTGAAAGGTTCCGGCTATGGTACCAACAATCTTATTGCCACCTTGAAAGACATAGCTGGAATCTACCTCATACCACTTGGAGACACAGTAGAACTCAGTAATCAGCACACCCTCCAGACTGATATCCCTCTGCATGAGGACTTTCATAACGGCGGCATTGGAGTACCAAGTAGTATCTGGAGAGCCTGTCAGTTCATAGCCCCAACCAATGGATACACTATATCCTCTATAGTCAACGGAATTGAAGGTGGTGTTTGGGGAGTTCCTGAACCTAACTATGGTAACACCAGCGTATGGTTCCTCCCACTGTTCTATGGACCAAATGTAGTTGGTGGCATCTCTGGTAGTATAAGCAACAGTGGTCCCTCCTCTGTTGTCAAAGTAGACCCTCAGATAGGGAGTAGCAGTACCTAACTGTTGCTTGGTAGTTAGGGCAGCATCCAAGACTCTCATTAGATTGGGGCTCCTGCCGGTGGTTGTACTGGAGCAGGTGGTGCCTGCTTCATCTTATTATAACAGGCAGCTGATGCTATCTGCCGTGCATGAGCAGGATTATTAGGCTTGGTATTGCCAATCATCTTGGTCCTATTATAGTCCTCCATCATAACCCTCATGCATTCTTCCATGGTTGCATCCTGTGGTATAGGCATGTTATTCCTCCTTTATTTATATTTATCTTTTGTTGATTGGTACAAACTAACCATCTCAGACACAGCCAATGCTCTGGTATAGAGTAGAACATCGCCAATCACACCACCAAATGGAGTAATGGCTGCAGAGACCGTCACTGTGGCTGTAAGAGCATTAAGTACAAATGTCGAGCCTCTAACTGAGAACATCCAGTCTTTATTAACATTCTCAGTCCATGATGCACCAGAATCGGAACTATAACAGTGTGAACCATCCGCATAGGCAGGTGTAGAATCATCTCTAATGAATAGTCTATTAGAGGCATTATTATTTGCACACCTGACTACAACGGCATATTTGGTGGTAGCACTCAACATATAAGGCGTTAGAGTAGTCTCCCGCCACTCTCCAGCCGTACCTGTCGTTAGGGTGTCTCCATCCGTAGTGCCACTTGTCAGGTCTGCACCGTCAGGAACATTACTTGCCGTTGCCCTTATGCTGACAGTAACAGTTCCAGGACTGCCCTCCCGATACATTAACAATTTAACCTTGTTAGCAGGAAATGCCCCCACAGTGGGTAAGGTTTGTGCAATCCAATAAGTGGTCGCACCTGCATAAGTTGAGACACCCTCATCATCCCCAGTTATATATTCTACTGCCGTATCAGTAACGGCATCAGAGACACCATCTATATAGAACAGGACATTGTTAGTCTGGTGGATTACAGTAACGAAGTGCCATATACTGTCTGCTAAGTCGGTGGTAGCCGTAACTAAGTTTGTACCATCATAAACAGACAATTTATGTCCACCAGCATGGTCAGTGATGGAGAGGTTCCTATAACCAGCCCCCTGAACTGCACTTATCAGCCTCCTTACACTGTCCACACCAGCATCAGTATCCTTTATCCACAGGCAGTAGGTTGAGGCTGTTGCTGGTATGGTGATAGCACTCCCACAGGTAATTACATCATTTATGCCATCAAAGGTTCTACCCTGAGAACCCCATACCGCACCAGTGACAGTACAGGAGTTGGCTGACTTATCCTTAGAGATGATGGTGCTTCCAGCCATATCAGGTTGCCACAGAGGCAGATAAAGTACACACCCTCCCAAGTCAATCTTGGGTGTACCACTACCTAGAAATGCTGATTTCAATATTGTCATAATACTCCTAGAACTGGTCCACAGTCAATCTTATGGTCATGTTCTTTGTGGCTACCTGTGTAAAGGCGTCCCATGTAACCAATATTCCGTACAAATCATCCACTCCAGCAGCACATTGGAAAGCTAATGGAAGATTGCCATAGGTGCTGGGAGTAGCCAAACTATCTGACATGCCAGTACCAAGGTTGGATGACTCCATAGCAGGAAAGTTAATCCGGCCAATATACTTGGCCAGGTCAGCAGCTATGGGTGCTGTATTGGCTGCATGGTCATTCAACGCTGAGGTCGGTACTGCATTGAACAGGAATAGGGTTAGTCTTGGTGCCAATGCAGTTGTCTCACTTATGACATGAGCTTTGGTGATGTAGCCACCAGAACCATTCTCTCTGGCTATTGCAGAGAAGGTCCAGGATGCCCCAGCAGATGCCGATTCTGACAATACATCCTTGGCATCGTAGGCTGTGGCTGCTGCCAGAGATTTGGTTACACTTATTGTTATTCTTCCACCAATAGGATTACCCATGTTACCTCCTTATACTGCTACCCCATTAAATTTGGCTATACTAGCCACGGCAACTCCGTTCACTTTCGCTATGGAGGCCACAGCCACTCCATTGACCTTGGCTATGTGAGTCCAGCCACCTGTCTCTGTTCCTGTGGCATAAAGGCTTACGGTCTCGCCATCATTAAGTGTATAAACCGCAGAATCTCCAGGGTCTATATGTTCTCCGCTTGTGTAATAGACTCCCAGATAGTCTATGTAACCCTTTTCTATATTCCCTGAAGTCCCATAGCATCCAATAAATTCATTAGTGGCTACAGCAATAGTAAGTCCAGTAATTGTTCCTTTAGCACCCGCTGTCACATTACCAATAGATTCGGAATCATGAACTTGGTATGTGGTGCCAGAGACTAGGAAAAAAGTGCCAACTACAACAGCCACACCATTAACATCAAACCATGTCTCGACCGTATCAAGAACTCCCGTTGCGTTAGACGGATTATCAACATTGAAATGAGTATAAAAGACCTGCAGATTATCAGGTCTATTGATAGCAGCAGAGCCTACAGCGATAGTCTGTGGCTCTACTGTGAAGGCTTTTCCTCCACCTTCAAGGGGAACTACAAAGTTTAACCTCTCATTAACAGAACTTATCAGGTCGGCTACATCTTTGGCACTTACCCGCTTGTTAGCAAACTTACCCCTGCTCCGCATAAGAGGGCTAACATAGTGGGCAGAATTGGGCAAAACTAGAACATCATCAAGAGTGGCTATGATGTCTGGAGTAAATACCTCATGGGCATACCTCTCCAAATCCGTCTGCGTGAATACCTCTGGGACTGTAATAAATTGGCAGATGGCAGGATTAAGTTGCCATGCTCCAGTAACAGGGTTGAATATATGCTGTTTGGCATAGGTCTTGTAGTTAGGATTATCAAGGAAACAGTCAAGCCTAAGCTTTAACAATCCATTATCAACTTGAGTCCCAGTCGGTTCAATCTTGGCCCACATCATACCAACTCCAAATAGGTACTATCAGGGCAGAAGAACAACTCATCTCCAGTATTGCCATAGCCAATTATCCTAACACAGTCAGTTGTTAGTGTAGGAGCGGCCACTTGAGGTGTTCCTGCCGTCAGTCCCAAGTGGACTGGTGCACCAATAGTAAAGGTAGGATATAATGTGGCGGCATTAACTTTGCCCCAGAGTAATATAGTTGTAGCTGAACCATCACCTGCTGCTGCCAGTACACAGATACCCAACTTTAGGTTGAACCCAGCTGGGGAGTTGTCTGCACCGGCCTTCTCCCATCTACTATCAGCAGTTTGGAAGTATACAAGATTACCAAATACTAAGGCGGCTCCAGCCACTCCAGCCTCACAGATACCTGAGTAATAGCCATCCCCACTTATAGCAGCATCAAGCAGGATGGGGTCATTCTCAGCCATCTGCTTCAGCATGTAGACGGTATGAGGGTTAGCGGCGGCTACATGAGCAGTTACCGGGTCTGCCATCATAGCATGCTTATGGTCTCGCCTGGCAGCTAGTAGTTGGGAACCAGAAGCAGCACTATCCCCAAAAGCCTGTGTTGATGGTGCTGTTGAATCAAGTAATGCCTTATTAGTATAAGCGGTCTCTCCGTTACCTATTCCTACTACATTGATAAGAGTAGCTGCTGGAGCTACAGCCTTTAGAAGCAAACCATGCCTTGTAGTGTTAGAATCAAGGTCAGTGTTATCATCACCGGCAGTCAGGTCATCTATCTTGGTTGCAACAATATCTGCTGTCTTGGCAACTGTTCCTGCACCGACTCCATGTACCGCAGTAGTTGCTACTCCATGGTCATATACCACATCGGACGATATGGGTGCGGCCAAGCCATTAGTACCTCCAGCCGTATTATCCACAGTTAGCCATGATGGGTCTGCACCATCTCCACCAGATTGTAATACCTGTCCTGCCGTCCCATGTAATAGTTCGGCTGGTACGGTAGCGTTCCTATAAATGACACTACCACGTTCAGTCAGAAGGGCATTCTTCATAAAGGTAGCTTCAAAGGTGCCATCAAGGTCGGTGTCAGCATTGGCTGTATGCTTCTTGTCAACCGCATCCTCAAGTGCAACCTCCGTAATCTTGGCAGTCTGCCTGATAGCCTCACCGGCCGCATCAGGGACAGAGAGGGCAACAACCTGATGAGTAGCTGTATTGATGTCGGCTGTCATGGGTACAGAGCCATCAGCCATGAAGTCACCACCACCAACTCCAGATATGGTAACATTCACTCTACCATTAGTGGCATCATTTGCTGCGGTTACACTAGCACCAATAAAGTTAATTTTTGGCTGTGATGCTACCGCAACACCTTCATCTTGGACTTCAGGGAAAACAGCATTGTTGAGGCCCATCCCTTTGTACCTCTCTTCCTTGAGTGGAATATAATAGGTGTGGACTTGGATTCATCTGTGGTATTATACAGAGCCTCAGCCTCCACTGGCTTGTCTGTATAGACGGTTATGGGTGCCCTCCTAATGTCGGAGATGTGGAACCCACGCTTCTCAAAGTAGGCTAGAATCTGGATGTCAGTCAACATTAGACACCCTCCAGTACCAAAAGGATTTTACTCCCAGACGTGCAGATAGCATTGATGGCACCAATGTTAAGGTTACCCTCTCTCCGACTCATTGAGTAATTACCACCTCCAGCATTGAGCCTTATACCCTGATTCATAGCAGCAGAGGCACCTATCTTTAGGTAGATAGTCTCGGTACTGTCATTGATAAGGAGAGCATGGATTCGGTTGGTGTTGGCAGCCAGAGCTACAGTGGTTGTAGCACCAACAGTCACAGTGGTAGGAGTACCAGTAGTATATGAGCCCTCATCATACAAGGACTTCAGCCGGGCCAGAACAGTGTTCGCTGTTGGGGTGGTTTGCACCTCACCCAACACTTCGGCTCCGGCTGAGTCCTTCAGCAATCTGCTAGGTAATGCCATATTAGGCTACCTCCACAAATTTCTCAATGGCTACTAGGAGATTTGGCTCAATCTCCAAAGGTCTATCCATGTTATGATGGCAAGCATCACAGGTGGAGCAGACCTTCTCGGGAAGTCTAATCTTCTCCTTGAAGTCAATCTCTACCAACTGTTCCATCAACTCATTGAACTCGGACCAGAACTTCTCCTGGCTCTCCTGTGAGGCATTAGCCATAGTAACCTGGTTCTCAGTCTTTACCCCATACTGGTTGATAAGTTGATTTCTAATCTTCTCAACAACCTGGTAGTGAGGCTGTAGAACCATAGAGAACTTGGCAAGGGCAAGGCTGGGTCTAACAGGGAGTTTGACCTCTCCCAACTTTTGGATAGCCAGATAAGCTGTGAAGATTTCACCATTCTTGAGTTTCACCTAAACCTCCTAGTCCTTGACCACTTTACCTTTACAATGTGGGCACTTCTTGACTTCCTTCACGGATTCAAACCGGTATCCACAATCAATACACTTGTACATGTCAACCTCCTCAGATTTCCTTTACAATATTACTACCATTAGTGGAAGCGATTTCAATGGTGGGAATATCATACTCATAATTCTTGCCTGCTTCAACCAACCAAATCCCCAATGCAATACTACCGGTAGGGAATGACGCTGATTTCACGGCCAACCACTCCACAGCAGCGAAACTGTCAGCCAAGTCACCTGATATTCTACCATTTACATCAGTGGTTACAGCTACACTAAGGACATCACCAGCCACTACTGTAGCTCCTGATAGTGGTACTCCCTGATACTTTATTGTTATGGTTGTCGTTTTCATTTTAGTAATGGGTGGGAGTGTTAGTCCCACCCACTGTCCTCTTAACTGGTATAAAGTGGAATGTAGTATTGGGTTGAGGAACCACCAGGTGTACTCTCATAGTTCACCTTGAGTCTACCGGCAATACCACCACTTAGGGTTGTAGTTGAGAAGCAATCAGCACTACCACAGAAGGTAAAGAGTTGGGCCGCCAGCACATTGTTTGTACCTTCCAGAAAGAACAATGTCTTTGCTCCCGTTGCGGTGTTATGCTGCTTCAACCTGATATAACAATCCCGACTTGTGCCTCTGGCTATACCAACATAGCCAATGTCAAGTAGCATTACGTTGGCTGCTCCCGTACCAACATCCTCAACATAAGCCTGCCAGACACTGACGTTACCAGTAAGCTTGTTGCCGGTCTGGGTGATATAATGTGACTCAAGGGCAACCTCAGTACAAGCTCCAGTGGTGGCCGCAAAGTCTATGGAGAATGGGTTAACTGCACCACCTGTCTGGGCACCAGTTTTGGTCCAGTTGATGTAGAATCCATGAGTGTACCCACTGGCGAGGGTCTGAGTGTCAGTGACATCCAACTTCATGGAATCCAGGGCTGCTGTGCCTGTTAATACAGATGTGGCATAGAACGGATACTTCACTGAGCCACTCATATAGATACCATACTCCCACCTATAGGTGGACTGGCATCGGACATTGATGGCCGGATTATGTGCTCCACTACCCAGAGTAGGGGCACCACTATTCTGGCAAAGGTCAAGGCCAGATAGGAAACCACTTGCACCAACCGTTGTGGTGCCTTCGTTCCAGATAGTACCTCTGATGGCACCAGCATAGAATGAGGCTCCGGACCCTGCTGTGCAGGCACCATAGAAGTCCAGGACGGCATCAACACCGAATACATTACCTTGGATATTCTTGCTGGCTCCGACATCAACACAGCCTATGGTGCCCATGAGGGATGCGTTGGTCTGGGTAGTACCAATTACCAGACGACCTCTGACAGCTGAGTCATAGGTATCACCAGTGAGGTCCGTGGAGCCTGTGTTAGCTGTGATGTTTACTATGGAGTCCCTATTTGACCTAGATGCCCCATACAGCTTGGCTAGGCTCTGACCATAACTATCGGTGATATAGGTTGAGGATTCCTTTATGTCAGCAGAGGTGCCAAACTCTGGGTGTTCAATTCTAAGACGTTTATATGTTACTGTCACTATTTACCTCCTTTAGGTAATTGGAGAGGGAAGTTCATCCTCCCTCTCCATTAGCTTAGACATTCTCAAAAGGCTCAAGAGCCACAAAGGCAGTGACGGTCATGGTGCCAGTTGTGGTGATGTCATAGTACAGACCAAGGTACCGCTCCTCTGTACCAATAGCCGAGGCTAGTGGTATGATGATTGGTGACCGATTGGCGGTTAGGCTAGCTGCCGCTATATCACCAGTTTCTATCTGGGTAGTCGGTGATGCCAATGTAGCTACAGTATCGGTTACCACCTTGAAGTTACAGTAGGTCATGGTGGCTATACCGGTATCTATGATGATAACCATATAAGCCTGACGACCTCTCCAAATTGCTTTGGCTGCTCCAAGGTCAATGGAGTAGTCGGACGGAGCGTCCACGGTTAGGGCCTGTTCATCACTTACCAATAAATCCCTGTCAACGTACATTTTTCCTCCTTAACTCACCACGGCTTCGGTTATAGTCAGGTTATCACAGACCCGGATGGGTGCATCCAGGAAGCTCACGATAGGCTTGCCCATCACATTGTCAAGGGTGAGATTGACATTGGCCTTGTTCTGAGCCTGCTTGTGGAAGTATTTGGCGATGGTCTTGTTGCAGTAGATGAAGGTCTTGGCCATATTGCCTAGGTCTATTGTTGGCCGGGCATAGTAGGCATCCAGCATCTTGTCCAGTAGGTCGGCGCCTGTGGCTGCATCGGAGGTGAGTAGGGATGTTTCCACGTTGGCGATGCGGATGACGTACCGGTAGTCCAGAAGTGCTAGACCCAACTTCCATTGGAATTTGGTCACATAGGCGGTGTACATCAGGCCAGCAGAGTCGGTGACTAGCTGCTTACCCATATCCTCGGACTGCAATCCAGCTTGACTACCTTTTGGATAGAGAAGGGTGCAGGTGAGTGGACCCCAGGTTACAAACCAGATAGATGATTGCACGGTGGCTGTTGAGCCAGCCGCACTAATTATCTGGCTGGCATAGGTGCCAGTGGTGCTGGTATATCTGGGTTGTAATCCTGATATTTGCTCTGGATTGTCCTTCTGGTTGCCGTAGAAGATGGCCGTGGCTACGGTGCTATTGAGGCCCATGATAAAGCCATTGTCCTCAGATGCTCTGAACGCCGCCTCATTACCATTGAGTGAGGCTACATCCACATCCAGTTTGGAGTAGGACTCTAGGATGCCACAGGTGTCAGTCACTTGCTGCGTGGTTGACTTCTCTGCGGCAACACCATAGTTCAGAAGCCTCCATGTACCGGCTGGCTGTGTTGACCGTTGGGTGCTTCGGTGGCCTGTGGGAAGATTACCTTCTATCACATTGGCATCGGCGATAACAGGATTAGAGGCTGCCAAGACCTCAATTATTTCATCAATGCCACCACCAGGAGCTTCACGTTTGGCATAGTCTAATAGTGTTAAATAGGTTGCTCCCCTTGCTGCTGTAGTCATTGTCCCTCCTTAAGAAACTTTCATGGTTGGATAACGTTCTGCCAGTCTCTGTTGGTCGGTCTTTCCTGACTCTCCGGAGTTTCCTCCCTTACCATCATAAACGGCAGAAACTATTGTCCTGACACCAAGCAAGGCTAAATTCTTCTCGGCGTCCCTGAGTTGGACCAAATCCATACTCTTAACCTTTTCCAAGGGTACCTTATACACGGCGGTAAAGCGGTCCCTCAGTAGGCTAAGCATTTGTTCATCCATAGCTTTCCTGCTTGTTACAGCCTCGTTGAACTTGGTCTCAAGCTCACCCACCTTGGTTTTATAGGTGGCAGCTTCCTTCAGGTCTGACTCCAGCTTCTCACGGCTGGCCTGCTCCTGCAACAGCTTGTTATGGGACTCATCACGGAGCCGGTTGGCCTCGGCAAGGTCAGTTAGGTGCTTCGTGATTTTGCCATCATATTCCTTTGCTGTTTGCTCGGATGCTCCCTTTACCTTGATGAGGTCGGATTCAAGGACATACTTAACCTTACGTCCACCCTCCGACACCAATATGGTGTGTTCATCCTCACGGGTAAAGGTCAATTCATCAGTCATATTATCCTCCTACCATATAGTATAGCACACTCAATATACAATGTCAAGGGCTAGAATTAAAACTTGACAAACGTATTAGTTTATGTTATATTATTAACATGAACAGAAACGAACAAATGAAAGCCATGAAAGATGCAGGAATGTCCTATGCGGAAGTAGGAGTGATGTTCCAATTATCTAGGCAACGTGCCTACCAAATACTCAGACCTAAGAAATATACACCACCAACCAGTGAGGAGGTTAAGGAGAGAAAGAGAAACTGGACCAGGGAGTACCACAGAAATAATGTTCTTACCATCAAGGGCAAATTCACCATAGTTAGGAAGAGACCAAGACCTAATGACACATGTGAACTGTGCGGCCAACATAGAACCAGGTTACACTATCACCACTGGGATGATGGTACGCCTGAACTTGGTATGTGGATATGCAGAGGATGTCACTGGTTCGCAGGTGATTGTGAGAAGGATAAGGATATGAGGTATGCAGAGTTAAAGGATAAAATAAATAGTGGTTCCATCTAGAATAAATGTACATATATAGCATTATCTATCATTACTTCTATCTATCCTGTAATAGAGGTCTTGTCCCTCTCAAAAGCATCCAACATAGCCTTGGCCTCCGGTGTTTTCTGACTATCAACATAGCCAAAGACGTTCAGCCAGAAGTCCAGCTTTGGTGATACTTGACGCATGGCACCTCGGGCCTGGGTGAGCTTACGAGTATAACTTGATATAAGCTGATTACCAGTGGTTGGGTCCAACATAGCCTCTATCTCATCCTTACGAGAAGAGGTTGTGGTATCAGCATAATACTCACTGATGAGGGCTTTCTGGTCCTCAGCATATCCTGCAAAAATTATCCTGGAGGCGGCCTGATAGCCCCTAATATAATTGTTGTAGGCTGTACGGAATACCTCCTCCATGGGAGTCTCGTACCTTCTGATGTAGGACTCAAACTCAGACCTCAAGTCCTCTGGTAGTGCCATCTTAACTGCCTCACGCTGTAGCCAAAACTTGAGGTAGTTATAATCCTCCTCACCAGTGTATGGGTCCTTATCCTTCTCCAACTTAATATTGAAGTAGAGGTCAAGGGCTTCATCCATGGGACCAAGGGTAGGTACAGAGAAGTTCAGACGCTTCATAAGTTTGACCTGACCCTCCGGAGTGAGGGCATCTATGGCAGGTGCAAACCTCTCACTGTTCTTCAAATCCTCAACATCCTTGGAGTAGTCAGCCCAATTCTCTGCATGTTCCTGTCTCCACTCGGCACCATTATAGTGCACCTCAGCAGTGGGAGTGATAAAGCCTGTATCAATGCTGGCCTCACTGGTCAACCGCTTCTGTTGGGCATCCTTAGTGGCATTGAAGTATTCATCAATCAGGGAGTAGATGTCTTGGACGTCAGGTGGCATCATAGTCACACCACGGCCAAAGTAGATTCTCCACTGCCACACCTCATCCAATGTCTGTCGGAGGTCAAGAGGTAGGCCACCAACAACATCAGATGGTCTCTTGTTGTGCTTCCAGAGATTATCTTGGAACTCCTCAGACATACCCAACTGCTCTTTGAATATCTGGGTGACTTGTTTGTATGCCTCCAGATATTGCTCTGTCCTCAACCTCAGTTGTGGGAACTGTGACCTCACTACTCCGTACCATGCAGCCTCACGGTAGGATTCATCCCAAAGTAGCTGCTCCTCAGGAGTGAAGGCTTCCTTCCTCAGTTTCTTGTACCACAGGTCTGTACCCGATTGTCCACCTATCAACTTACCACCAGACTCTACCTGCTTGGTACTGACTATGGTGGTGGCATAGTATTGTTGCAAGTTGTCATGGAATACCTTATCCTGCAACCATTGGGCTGCACTGGATACACCTGGTATATTGGAACTAACCAGCAATCCAAGTCCAGCTTTGGGTAGGGATGGTAGGGCTCCACCAAGTTCTGGTGACCTACCAGAGAGAATTGGGGAGAGGACTATAGGCAACATGACATGGGCACCTGGGAAGGCACCAACTCTTTGGGAGAAATCAAGGACTTCACCCATTGGGCCAAGGTTGGAATAGTAGGATACAAAGTCATGGCGTGCTAGGCCAAAGGTAGTACCAAACATGGAGCCAGTGAAGGGATTAACTTCAAGGTCTGTACCTGGAATGTGTTGATAGCCTTGGTCTGAATAGTTGTAATACTTGCCCCAGGCAGCCATTAGGCCAGGATGCTTCATAGCTAATCTGGGGAGTTCAAACCATTTGTAGAGGGTGTAGGTCCAGTAAGGATAAATCATCTTCATGGATGCATCCACGATGTTAGGATTGGAGTAGTCAGCGAAGGTCTTGTAGTAGTCTTTGAGGGCGGAGTCAAGGGACTCCTGGCGGAGTTGGTTGAGGTTCTTATACTCCTGTTTCAACTGTGGCTTCTCCTGCTGTAATTTTTTTATTAGTGGCTTGATACGTTTCCTATACAAACCTATATTTCGTAATGATTCCTCAACGTTTGTCGGTTTTCCAAGTTTAAGAATATCCTCAGTGGTTATACCTACCCTATCACGTAGTATACCTGTTAAACGGTCAAGCTCAGATTGCGGTAAATAACCTCTTTCATACCCGGTCTGCTCCAGCCTGGATAATATATTGTCAGCCCACACAAGGTCATCCATACCAACCTTTGCCAGAGTAATACTGGTGTACATTTCCTTCTCGGCATTATCAGCCACATTATCTATCCACCCAGCAAGTGCCTTCTCCTCATTAGGCTTGAGACTCCTGGTCATCCTCAAAGTCATTAACTCCTGCTTCATTCCTTCCATCTGCATCAGTATCTTTTGCTGTGCCACATCCATATCAGGGGACATCTTCATGCCTCTGAGGATATCATCATAGGCTGACTCTATCTTTTCCTCAGTAAACCCACGATACAAGTTGGGTTTGGAATCAGCCTTGGCCATAGCATATTTAACAAACCTAACCTTACTTTGCATGGCCATATTCTCTGCTATACCAGAGGACAAGGCATCAATGTTACAACCAAACAATTTGGCCACGTCATCTGCTGACAAGGCTCGGTTGGATGCATCCACCGGTATCAATCTAGGCTCAGGTAATTTCTGATAAAGTTTGGCGAATTCCTTCCTAGACAGCATCTCACCGGCACCTATCTCAGCGGCCTCTTGACGATACTTAAGCCATGCCTCTGTCCTATAGGCTCTCAAGGCAGTATGCTCAGCCTCAGTTCTTTGCATCTTGGGCAAGGCCCAGAAGTCATCTAGGAGTTGGCCATCTGCTCTAAATGTTGCCTCCCAAAGGGCATCACCATCAGAGGAACGGTCAAGGACTACATTCATGGCAGCCTGCTGGTCTGGAGTTAGCTTACCAACATTCTCAGCTATCTTTGTCCTCACTGTCCCCATATTATCACTAACCTGGGCCATGGTATCTATCATCTGTTGCCGGTCAGTTCTCCATAATTGCTCCACCTGGCTGAACTTCCTGGCTGCATAGAGAGCATCAGCCTTCCTAGTTGTCTCAGCCATCAGTTTGGTAGGGATATTGCTGAAGGTGGTGGACATAACTTCATAGGTTTGGAAGACATCCATCAAATCATCTAGGGTGGTTAGTTCTCTACCTGATATGTCTGTGGCCAGTTGACGGAAGGAATCAGCCACATCTATGGGATAGTGCCTGAGGTCGGAGATGGATTGGTCAGCTACCTTCTGGACAAAGTTGGTGATGCTATCATTATCCTTGAGGACTATGCTCCAATCAACCACATCATCAACCATATCCCTGGCTGTTGGAGACATCAGGGTGTATTTCCTCAATCTCTGCCTAGCTTCATCACCCATCAAGCTAAGGTTGGTTAGCTTGGTTTTCATAGCCCTCAATCCATCAATATCACCAGCCACCAAATGCTGCCAAGCCTGTCGTTGTAGTTCATCCTGAGTTAATCCCAGTCTCTCCTTAGCTATCTTTGGGGAGCCTTTAGTGATTCTATTCAGGACAGCATTGAGGTCATGGCCTTCCACATCATAGAGTTTCTCTACCAGGTACTTGGACATCCGCTTCATAATGAAGTTGCGGCGGATGGCATTACCCCAATCATTAGATAGGTCTATCCACTTACGACCAAACCATTGGCCTATTTTGCCTCCTGGCAACAATGTTATACCAACCCTCTTCCCAAGTATCCCTCCTGGTTCAGATGCAATCTTAGCTGCGACATCGGCTGGACCTCCAATTAACCCCTTAGTCATAATGTTGTAAGCCTCAATCTTAGGAAAGCCTGGAGTAACACCCTCAATGACACTAATGGCCATACCTTCTAGTGCATTCCAGAACGGATAGCTAATGTTACCAAGATAGGCTTCGGCAAGTGGTCGGACAATGAATCGGTCAACACCCATACGGAAGGAATGATTTGACACCTTATCCAGACCATTCTGTAGGCCAAGAACAATGCCTTTCATCACATGACCATCTGCACTCTGTCCCTTGACCGTCACCTTAAGTATATCTCGCTGTCTGGTCTTGAGATAGTCCAGCATCAATGACACACCACCAACTGTTGCCGACTTACCTATCTGTGTGGCTCTGGCTATGTTGGTAGATAACCTATCAGAGTATGTGGCTATATCCCTAATCAACCTACCTATGACCTCTGGAGTATCATTGATTTGGAGAGCTATAGCCATCCTCTTGGCGTTCTCGGTTGGGGAGCCAACCTTCCTCAATGTGTCTCGGATGATGTCATTAACCTCAGCTATTCTGGCTGTGGTAAACTCAATGGTCTTGTCACCACCTCTGGACCCAGCCCAAATGATTATCTTATCCTTACTCAATGGGACAAAGTCTGAGAGGCTACGACCAAAGTCAACCAATGGGTCTCCAACAGCATTAGGTGTGGCTCTGAAAGCCTTAACTGCTTCCTCCATGGTCTTAGAAATATCATCAGGCTTCAACTCATGGATGGCCTTGCCTGTAATCTTACTTACGGATGGATATAGTTGGCTCTGCATAAAGTCATCCAACCTAGCTTTGATTATCTGGTCAAAGGTCTTTGGGAATCTGCTCCACACAGCCTTCATGGCACTGGGTAGGAAGTCCAGAACCTGATATAAGCCCTCATTCACACCAATCATGGTACTACCTAACGCCTTCATGGCACCAATACCAAATCTGCTACCAGTCTTTAACAGAATCTTACCAGGTAGACTCAATGCAATTCCTGGCACGTAGGTTAGAGGGTCTGTTGGCAATTCAATCAGGAGTTTCCAGTACCAAGCAGCATCCCACTCCTGCTCTGCTTTACCTAAGGATGTCCATGGGTTGATACCGGCGGCCCTATATTGGTCATATAGTTTTTCAACATCAAATGGACCTGTTGGAGATATTTTGGATGCAAGATAGATGGCACCACCAGCCAATGGATATGATACATCCTCTAGGTATGGTTTCATTATGTCAGCAACAGCCTGCATTGGTTGTTGGGCGATGAACAATAACCGCTGCCAGGTCGTGGTCTTAGGCACCTCCCACTCTCTGACTCCGGCAAGTACCTCACCAATCTGTGCCTGTTGCTCTTGGGCGGCCTTGGCCAGCATACTCACCATCTGGTCCATATCCATAGCTGCATTGACAACATCATCAGGTATGTCTAACAGGGACGCCACCTTGAACAACTCCTCCTCGGTCATACCTTCTGGCATCTTAGCTGTCCATGGTGTGGTGAGTGCCTTCTTTATCTCATCAATGGTCATTTGATTGATACTGACTGGGATGGCCGTAGGAATTGGCTGCTCCAGAAACGCTCTAACGGCCTCCTCTTGTCCTGGTTCTACCTGCATGAATTCGGGTAGTGTACCCTCCACCTTCTTGATACCCAAAGTAGCTATGGCATCATTAGCCTCATCAATATCCTGTTGGCTGATGTACTCTGGTGTGGTGACACCAAGAGCCTTCATATAATCATTGTAGGAGGAGACTTTGCCACCAGCAACAAGCATAGGTATGGAGGTATAGAAGTCCATGAACCACTGAGCTTTTGCCACAGTAAGGACTATCTGCTCATTCTGTTGCTTCTGGCGTACAATCTGCTCCTCAGGTAGCTCTGTAACTACTCCACCTAACCCAGCCAATTCACCTTGCATAAAGGCTGGAGCTTGTATAAGTTGCTGCCAAAAAGAGAGCTTCCTATATTCCTGCAACCTCTGTTCTGAGGTGGGTGTTACTTTTGGTACAATGGAAGGATACACTATGGAGGTTACATTTCCTGACACAGCTGTATTCGCCTTGAACTGCTCCTGCCACCACTCCTTACGTCCTGCTATGCTAGGTATAGCCACACTAGGAATTGGTTCAGGCCAGGGCTGCTCCCAGGGTGGAGGTTTGTATGCTTTAATACGTTTCTGGAACTCTGTATCTGGCATTAAGCACCTCCAGTAGCAAATTCTCTAGGCAGAACCTCATTCAGTGTGGCCTGTCTGTTTGCCTGGGCTGTCTGACTAGATGTGGCTTGGGCAGGTACACCCAACTCCGCTTCCATGGAGTTTGCCAACTTCTCATATAACTTGGCTGCGTCTGGATTGTTCTGGGCCTTCAAGTCCACAGCCTGCTCTCTGTATGCTATGATTTGGTCAGCCATGATGGCTTTGGGATTAGACATAGCCATATCCTTACGAGCCTTGGCCTGTTCCTTGAGTGGGTCTTTAATCTCAGGAAAGAGCCTCCGCATCACCGTCTCTGTGGATAGTTGGAAGGTGGGGTCAAGCATTCTGGCTACTGTGGCCCTCTGCACCAGATACCCAGGTATCTCAATGTCAACCTGAACATCAAACTCAATGGATTCGGGCATGTTCTGTGGCATCTCAAAGTTGTAGGGACGGAAGTTGTTTGCCTGCATCATACCATACCAGAAGTCGTCAATGTCAGAGAGTAGACCTCTGAGACCCTCAACATAAGGTGACATGGTCTGGATGGATGAAGAGGCTACATTAGCCATGGCAAGGTAACTCATGGTCTGCTGAATGTTGCCAAACATGGATGCAGCAAATAGACCTCTCTGGAGCATATTCTCATACTTGAATAGGGTCTGGGTTAGCTCCACTGGTATGGACGGAGATAATATGGCCTTGACATCCTCACCGGGTTGACCACGTAGGATGGTTCCCCATTTATTCATGGCCTCCTCCGAGGCTATTGGAGTATCACCGGCAGAGGTTTCAAGCCAACGAGGCTGTGCAGCGTTTCGTGTGGCTTGTTGGAGGAAGCTCAACATCCTGTTATAGTTACGGGTGAGGTCCTCGTTGGTGCTAACTATGGACTCACCATAATGCTTCTGCCACTCAGCACTACTTACTATGACTCCTTTGTCTGGGAGGCCACCAACAGGAGATGTGAACACCGGAATCCTCTTGATGGAGCTAAGATAGGGGTCTGGGGTTGGTGGCTTGACGAACTCATTACCCATAATCACACAGTTAGAGACAGCACCTGAATCATCAAACCACCAATAGTCATAGGCGGTGGTCTTGCTCTTGAATGGTTCATGTGACCAACCCTTATCCAGTACCTTCTTGTTGGCTGCACCAGCCTCCAACGGATAGATATGTGCAACCTCAGTTATACCATCAGGGCCAAACTCTGGGAAGACTTCGGCAGGGTGCCACACCTCAGCCCATATATCATCCGGAGTTACCATAGCAAAGACGGCATACCAACCAAAGGCTAGCATGAATGAACCAAACTCATCAATCCAACCTCTGCGACCTTGCTTACGATATGACCGCTCCATAGCATTCCACCTCTTCTCAGTATAGGCTTCAACATAACCAATGGATGGAACTTGTATGGAGAGGAAGCCATCGTCATAAATCTTGTGGGCTATGACAGATGATGTGAGCAGGTGTCGGCCAAGGTTGTATCCAGTTCTTGGGTCGTTGGAGGTCACAGACTCCATGCCTGTCTGCTCCAACTCATTCTTGAGGGAGAGGATGTTGTACCAGTCCTTGAACTTATTATTACGAGTTGTCCAGTTATTCCTCAGTGAGGTACAGCGGGACTTTACCTTAGTTGGTGAACTTGTATCAATCATAATGCCTCCATTACCATTTGAATCCTGTTCTACCTATCATACCACGGATGAACTTGGATGGGTTGTAGCAGACCAGAGCCAAGCCAAGTGAGTCATGGATATCATCGGCTCCGATTACTACAGCCTTACCATTGTCTATTCGGAAATTCCTAAGCTGCCTAACCAACTCAATATCATGGCACTCAAGGCTAGGTAGATTGCGGTGGATAGCTTGGAACATATACTCTTTGGTTCCTCTAGCACCACCAGATGTATACCAGCCAGGTTCATTGGTGGTCACACCACTAACCACATCCTTCCTAAAGTAGATGGGTCGTCTGTTCCTAAGTAATGCAGTGACAGCCAATCCATGACCGTTGGCTTCCCAGGTTATCATGGCACGGTTGTAATAGTCAGAGTATCTTATTGCCTTCTCAACAGTTGGTTCTGGAGGATAGAGTCCAGCATCCCTGGCACACCATACTGGATACTCATAACCATCCTCAGCCTTCTTGAATGTCAACACACCTATGGCTGATTGTGTCATTTTGGCCTGACCTGGGTCAATAGCAACAATGAATCTCTGACCTGCTGGAAAGTCGGAGGGCTTGTACCACACATGCAGGCCATTTATAATCTCACCGGGATAGCATCCTTTAGCCATCTCATTGGCCCTCTGTGTATCATAATACATATCTCCGGTGGCTAGGAAGCATGACACATCATCCTCAGGGAATTCCTGTAAGAACAGGGTGCGTGTCTGTCCTTCCCTTCTCAGACTCTCCATCTCCTTTATCTTCCATCGGCGCCACCGAATCTGGTCCAGCGATAATCCATGGTTGTTGACCAGTCTCTGCTCATCTGCATCCATCTCTATTGTAGGACCATCAGCCTCAGGTACCATTCTCAGTCTGGGGTCACCAAGATGAATCACATACTCAGGCAACATGAACCAAGGATAGAAGTGGGGGGTGAATACGGACTTACCTTCCTTAGCCAAACTGTATGTCTCATGGAACTCATCTTGCTCACCATGGGGAGTGGAGAATATATCACAGGTACCATCTGGTGGAATACGGGCTAAGGCAGGTAGAACCACACGCTCCAGAGAATCTGGAGGATAGAACGCAAATTCGTCACACAGTAGGTGATGTATCGTCTGGGTCCTACCTGCCACAAAACTCCTCGCCGATGCTATGTACATGGTGCTGGTACCCACCATGACTCCATCCACAAAGAATCGGAAGGACTTTTCATACATACTGTCCGAGTGTATCTCAGGAAAGCCTGGGATATGTAGACTGGCTAGATGGTTATAGAAGAAATTGACTTTGCCAAGTAACTTACCTGTGATGAAGTCCTCATATGCAATCAGGACAGTGTTGGTGCCTGGGACAGTGAGAGTGTTGGTTAGTCGCTTTGCTATCCTCTCGGTACTGAATCCTACCGCACTCGACTTGACATAGACATCCCTACCAGTCTCGGTGGCATCCACATCGGCTTGGATGGGGTTGTAAATAAAGGGCACACGCTCTCTAGCCTTGTTCTCCACGACAAATAAGGTTTCAATGAACTGCCTCTCATGTCCCGGAGTTAGCAACTCACGGAACTTTTCCTCAACCGATACCGGCATCTATTTCCTTCTGTTCAACTTGCCTAGAGTTAATGCTAATCTGGCCTGCTTACCGACCCTGCCTTTGCGTTTGGCAGCAGCTCTGATTCTGGCCTTAGGAATTCTCTTACCAATAGCAATACCCAACGACCTATGTAGTCCACCCTTGTTCTTTGTGGCTTTGGCTACCCACTTCATTACCCACCTCCCTACTTGACTTCACCATTCTTGTCCAACAGCTTCATACCAAGCATACCTATGCCTGTGATGGCTCCACCCACAATCTTGTCAATCTGGTCTGGAGCTATGATGATAACTACCAGTGCTATGATAGCTATGGAGAGAATGGCAGCCATGACCTGTGGACCCTCGACCTTTTTCATGTTTACCTCCTATATTACCACAAACCTCATTACTGACCCCTGCCAGCCTAGTAAATCACTCCGCCGCTCATCTGTCTGTGGCTCTATCAACCACAAATCCTCATTGGCATCAATGCAGGCTATCATGGCATGAGCATCACTCCAGAACAGACCAATGGCGTAACTCGCCCACTCAGGTCTACCAAACTGACCCCATAACAGCTTGGCAAAGTTGTCACAGTCAAACTTCTCTGGTACATACTTAATATGGTTGGTCTCATCCACATCAAGGAAGGTTTCAATATCTGCTATGTTACATAGGCTGTAGACTAGCTGTTCATAGGAGTCGGAGAGGAATATTTGGCCCGATGGAAAGTGCTCACGGAAGATGTCATAGATAACCCGGCCAGATACCATCTTCCTCTCTGTAGGACTTGGTAGTGGTACCTGCAGTTTGGCAATCTCAGCCTCCAAGCCTGCTATCCTCTGTCTGGCTCTGGCCAACTCAAGTATCACTCCCATTATGTACCTCGCTTTTGATACTTCATACCACGCCTTCCAACTCTGGTCACCTGAGCCTTCATCAGATTGTGACGACCGGCTGCCTTCTGTGTGGTTGTTGCTCTCCTACCTCTTGGCATCTATACTCCTAACTACCAAAACATGCGGCCACTATGGCTCCAATTACGGCGGCTAGTATGACCCACTGTAATGCTCTATACAGCTTGAACTCCTGACGGAACGGAAAGTAGTGGTATGCGTGCCAATCACGAAACCATTGAGGTGTTTCACCATTTAGCCCCTTGTCTGCATTCATTGTTCGCTCCTTATCTCAACAGATTCACGCTCTCGGCGTATGGATATGGTTAGTTTGGTAAAGTCAAACGGCTGCTCCATCGTACCACCACCCAGAATTTGTTTCATCATAGCCAAGGACTGTGGTGTATAATGGGCCCGAATCTTGGCTAGGTATTCTGACTCACAGGGAGTAAGTGACTGATTAGTGGCATCCTTATACAGAATCTTAAAGTCCTTTTGTAGGACAAGGTGGAAGTTCCTGGTGTACTCCATATCCAAATACTCATTGGCCAGAGTCTTCCTCATGTCTGAGATACCTTCACCATCAATGAAGGCAAAGTTGGAGTCGGCTTCTCTCCATCTAGCCACTGTCTTACGATGGATACCGGTAAGTTCAAGAGACTGGGAGCGGGAGAAGTTGGAGAGTCTATAGCCAAGGTACAATGATTTCTTGGTATCTTCCTCCTCAAATGCTGGCATGGCTGAACGGGCTAGGTCAAGGGCACTAGACTTACTTACTTCAGACATTATATACCTCTCCTTATATCATAACATAAATGGAGGTGAATGTCAAGATATAAATTATGATAGCTAATACTATATTATATGATATTATACTCCACTACTTGACAAATAGATAACCTTATGCTATAATTAAAGTGTAAGAAAGGAGGATAATATGCCGGAGAAGATGGTCATGACAGATGGTTCACCATATAATGGTATGTTAAGGAGAGGTTCAGCCATATTCAAAGCCAAATCACATAGAGGTGTTCAAATAACCTATGAGGAAATAGATTTGGAGGAGTATGACAAAAGGGTTGATAATCTGGCAAAGAGGATAATAAACGCAAAGGGTGTAGACTTATTATCCATATTGAAGGATGCCCTATACGACCTACCTCTGGACTATCTAACGAGGGTGGAGAAGAAGGTGGAGGAAGAAATCAAAAAGGATGAACCAAAGATAGTCACCAAGACAGATAGGACGTACCGAGGAACTTGTGTAAATTTGAATGTTGGAGGCAAGAACCTAGTAGAACTCAGACATTAGGTAGACAATATGAACTGGAGAGAGAATTATCAACCGGAGTTGGTCACAGAGATAAATGACCTAGGATGCAAGCTGTCCATAGCCATAGACTGTATTGTGCATAAGATAGCTCCAGGTGTACCTGCATTTGAGTGTAAATGTGGAGTGATGTTTCCGGTATACTTACTCAAGCAGGAGAATTGGGCTGCTATTAAGAGAAGGCATGATGAGGAGATGAAATATGCAGGTCATACATAAATACTTCAAGAAGGATGGTATGCCACTAACTGGTGAGGTTGTTAGGAGATATGACCAGCATTATGACCTGTTAGTTAAAGTTGATAATCAAGTTGAGGAGAAGCAGTACCAGAACTGGTCTAGTAAGGATGTACGGTGATACCAAATATGGGAGGTACACTAACTTGAAGGAACAACTATCTAAACCAGCAGTTAAGCAGTTATCAGAGGCTGGCTACAACCGAACAGAGATAGCAGATATACTTGGACTGTCGTGGGGTAGAATAACCCAACTAGTTGATAGGAATGGGAACCAGAAATCAAAGCACGCAAGTGCTGTAAAGACCTGGCAAAGAAAGCATTTCATATCTACCAGTGGTGGAGTAAGGATAAGGGCTGAGAAAAGGGAAAGGCCAGATGAATGTGAAATGTGTGACAAGCAGGTAAGTAAGTTAGACTACCACCATTGGAATAGTGAAAAGCCACAGAATGGAATCTGGGTATGTATGTCATGCCACCAGTTTGTGGAGAGAGTGGACTCTGGCCTAGTAATAAAATACACCAAACTAAGGGATAAAATTGACAATCCCTAACGTCTGTATAACTTGGTGCCTCCGAGAAGCGGAGTGCAAGTGGTGTGGACAGATGATAAAGGCTGGGACATCTATGGTCACGGTGTTCTGGTGGAATAAGGGACAGGATGGTAGAAGATGGAATGTAAAGAAATACTACCACCTGGAGTATGAAGGAGAACATTGTTGGGAGAATCAAGGTCTGGACTACCTGAAGTTGAACCCTTATGTCCCATATGTGAGGAAGAAATCCATGCTGCTGAGTCCAGAGGACAAAAGGAAGAGGTTGCTGATACTAAAAAGAAAGGCGTCACTAAACCAAGACTTGAGAGAATTGGACGTTACAGCTACAGGGTATGCAGAAAGGTTCACAAGCATTGAGGCAAAGAAGGCACAGTTGATGTTGGAGATATTGCCTTATGGTGGGATACCCAAGAGTTGGACAGAGGAGTTGTTAAGATGATGAAAGTTTACCAAACCAAGTTTGGGGGTAGTGATGCACCACTGGAGGAGCAGGGTAACTGCTTCCAAGCCTGTGTAGCATCCATACTAGAGATACCACTAGAGGAAGCATTTGATTGTAAACTATACCCAGACGATGAATGGTTTGATAAGTTCAATGAATGGCTGACCAAGTATGGATTGGCCTGCATCATGTTTGACCATAGTAAGGAGAAACCCGTGGCGGCCACAAAGGTTCTAGGGTATGCCATAATGGACTGTATGAGCACCACACTGTATCATGGTGAGCACCATGTGGTTATCATCAAGGATGAGGAGGTAGTGCATGACCCCAACCCACATGCGGAGGGTAGGATTGGTGATTGCCAAGGATTCTCCCTCCTAGTCCCTGTTAATGTAGCAAATTGGAGTAAGAGATGAGAGTTATACTAACCAGTTTCAGAGATGCTGCTAACCATACAGGAGAGAAGTTCTCAATTGCAAGATGGCAACCAAGAGGGTTCCACATACCTGAACTCAGGTGCCTGGCTCCACTTGATTCACACAATATACCAATATACCATCTACCATCAGATGAATACCGTAGGAGATATGAGTCCGAGGTATTAAGTTCGGACGCTGCCTTTGCACAGATAGCATCCAACTTACTATCATACAAGGATTTGGTTCTATGTTGTTGGTGTAACCCAGATAGACAGAAAGGATATGCCAAACTCATGTGCCATAGAGTATTAGTTGGTTACTTCATAGAGAAGAGGCTTCCAATGGTTGAGGTTGTGTATAAGGATGGTGCAGAGAATCCAATATGGGAGAGATTATGAGTTATACCTACATGAAGTATGAGGAATACATGGCCTCTGATGTTTGGAGATGTAAGGACTCTCCGACAGGTGGGCATCATTGGATTGAGAGGAGAATAGATGGATTGTCAAAGGGCCAGTTCTACTGCAAATGGTGTTATGACGCCAGACACTTTCCAGTTACATACGCTGAAGCTCTTGGCGGTAAGAAGATACCTCCACTTGTACACATGATTGTTAAGGAGGATGTATGAATAAACTGGAAAGCATAGGATACGCCGTTCTAATTATCCTGTTCATATTTGGTCTGACCGTGCTGGTGTTTGGCATAAATCACTTGGTGGTCTGGATTCGAGGCTGTTGACCATCTTAGGCTGGAAATCCTGTGGAAGGACAAATTTTTCAGAGAGCACCTAGATAAAGCAATCATTATCTCATAACTCCCGCACCCGTACCTGCTATGATGTTATGTCAAGCCAGCCTCTGTATGATTATGTCAACCTACAGGATGGTGACAATAGTCTCCGAGAGTGTGCAACCGTGACAAATGACAGAGTGCTGGTAGGTAGAACATATGTTCTAATAGCTGGTGCTGGATGTAAGTGAGTGCTCACATACCTAGCCTCTATTGGTTGCTAGAATAGAACAAAGGTTCTAATATAAAGATTTTATAAAGGTGCCAAAAATAGTCCTGAAACACTTGACAAACACCATGCCTTGTGTTATACTTGTAGTATAAGAGAATATAGTGAGGTTAGATGATACAACATAGAGCTAGAGTTATCTAGCAGTTAGGACTAAGCATAATCCGAGGAGTGCGTCAAAGTATATGGATTGGTAAACTTGTCCGATTATAACGAGGATAACGACCTCTACATAGATGGCTACTATTGGAGTAGCAAGTCTATGGACTGCTGGGAGGTGATAAGATGACGACACGATTTCCCTTAAGGCAGTACCATACTGAGGACTTGATAAGGAGTACTCCTCCGAGACGCAAAGTAACGATACTAGGACAGCGGGCTACGTTCCGCCAACACTGGTTCAAACTTGCAAAACTTAGGGAGTGCCCAAATAACTATCGCTATGCAGTCCGCTCCGCCGCTATCAAGTTCTTCTCAACGCAGGCTTAGCGCCTGCCAGCAGTCCATAGCGTTAGTTCTGGAGTGGCAACGTCATAACTAACACCAAAGTAAAATAGAAGGAAGGTGTTATTATGAAGGAACAACCAAAAGTAAGCAAACCCGTAACCGCACCAGCAGTTGTGGCGCCTGCCGCTGTAGCCGTGCCCAAGCCGACTCTTGACGAATTGAAGACGCAACTCAAAGCCTCCATCATCGACAACAACGATGCCCTGTTCAACGAGTTGGTCACGAAAATCGCCAAGATGAAGTCCGAGTTGGCTAAACAGGCTGGCGAGCTTGCCAAGGAAGAGGCGAAGGCTCTGTCCGGCGTCCGTATGCAAGTCGCTGTCGCCATCTTCACAGCTGTGAAAAAGCTGAACCTTGACGCCAAGCTCATTGAAGTCAAGGCAAAGGGCTTCACGTACCCGCTTGACTTGCCTGATGCTCAGGGCGTCATGGTCACGTACAAGTCCGTGGCGCTGTCTGTACCGACTGTCAAAACCCGCGCTGGTGGAACAACGGGTGGCGGCAAGTCCAAAGACGAGTACGGCATGAGCCTTGGTGAAATTTTTGACAAATTCGCCACACCTGCACAGAAAGCCGAGCTTTCCTCACTCACGGCCCACAACGCGGCGTACTTTTTCAAGCTCACCGTCAAGAAAGCCGCCATCGCCGCCGGTATGCTCCAGCCCGTGAAGTAAGCTCACGGCTCCCATTCAACTCATGCAAATGCCCAGTCCCTAGTTGCCAGGACTGGGCGTTTTTGTTTATAGTGAGTGAGGTTGTGGACATGGCTGAGGAATTGCAGGACATTTGAGGTACATGGTCGGATATGCTGAGTGTGTGCCTAGCTAACATTATGTCAAGTGCTATTGACATTTGCAATACCATGTGCTATAATGGAAGTAGGACAATTAGAAGCAAGAAAGGACAGTAGGATGATAACAGTTAAACAGCTTAAGGACTGGTTGAACGGCCTACCAATGGCGGTCTGGAGTGGCCAATATATGGAGGTAGGGTAGATGAACAAATCTGAGTATCATGGCATCCTGGCAGGTGGTGGGTCTGAGCCTACTGAGCAGGACATCAAAGCCTGGTATGACTGGGACCAGATGCAGGACCATCTTGCCATCCGGCATCCATGTCCATGTTGTGGCAAGAGACGAACTCGGTGGATAGGCAGAGAGTGGAGCATCTGCTATTCCTGTCTCATTGGGTTCACCTTTGAGGATATGGTTCCAGTCCATACTCCGGAGGTGGTCACCGAGTATCAGCAGAGGATATTAGAGCAGGACAGAGCTAACAACGAGTCCAATAGGTGGGATGATATAGCCTATATATTTGGGAAAGGATAGTCAGAATACTTAGGAAAGGAGGAGTCATGAAGGTCAAGGACGTCAAGGGAATTACCTGTCCAGAGTGTGACGAATTTATTCTAAAGGATGATATTCCAGCAGAAGAAGTTCGTTACCAGTGTGGAGAATGCGAAGAAGTCTACGAGGACAGGGACGAAGCCAAAGAATGTTGTAAGGACTAATCTCCTGACCCTGCCCACCAGAGAGGTCAACAGACTAACAGCTGGTGGGTAGGGATGAGGAGGTCAGCCATGAGGTACCTATTAGTTGTGACCGGAGGCTTCCTAGCCTACGTAGCTGGGGCAGCAGCCTACATATTTAGCTATGTCATAATGACTGGGCAATATATCGTGGTAGAACCTAACATGGCTGTACTATGGACCGAGTTTATCGGCTCCATTATGCTTGTTAGTATAGGTATTACCTGTGCAATATACGCAACTAGGAGGTGAGCCATGAATATAGTCATACAGAAAGCCAAGATGGAGAATGGTAAGGAGGTTGTCATTATTGCCAACCATACTGACTTCCATGCCCACCATCGTCAGTTACCGGATGTGGAATGGCAACCTCTATCCACCGAGGTATTGATTAGGTCATATCCAAATTACCAATTTCTGTCAGGAAAGGTATTCTAAATAGTAGGAGGTGCACGTACCGGTTCCTACGACTGGATAAGTCTAAGTAATGAGTATGCAGCTCACCCTGAGATGCACTACCAATGGCTTGGTGAGCAGAAGAAAGGAGGGTAACATGATAACAGCAACAATCAAGGACAACAAACTGACCATCACCGCTGACCTGGGTGGCAGCATGGCCAGTATGTCTGGAAAGACTACCATCATGGCCAGCACTGGTGGCTTCCAGGCTGTACTTGACTTCTCGTACAGCCTCAATGTAATCAAGACCAAGAAATGAAAGGAGGATAATATGGCAGAACCCAGTCGTAAGAGTCCGGAGATGGACAAATTCCTGGATGATGTTTGTCAGGTCAGCTTTGGTCGTAAGCGACATGACTCCATAGTGGAGGACATCTGTGTCTGTTGTGGCAATACAGCCACCATATTCAAGGATGAATTGTCCAGGAGGGAGTATTCCATATCCGGTATGTGCCAGACATGTCAGGATAAAACATTCGGAGAGGAGGAATAAATGGCTAAAGAATTTACCCAAGAGGACAAGGACAGGATGGATGCCAATGCCGTCCTTGCCGAACAGGAACTAAGTCAGGCATTGGTAGACGACCAACTCCTAGCACCAGGCATTGACTACATCATTAACTGGCACCAACGCTGGTACATCAAGGCCGGACACAAGCGTCTTGGCCGTATGCTTGTAGGCATGGCCAAGGAACAGAAGGAGTAGTATGGACAAAGTCAAGCAGGCTAAGAAGGTGGAGAAGGTCATGCCAATTAGCACCATGAACCTCCCTCCCACACCAAAGCAAGTCCGTGCCATAGCCAAACTTGCTCAACGCCTGAACATTATGGAGGCTGTGGAGGAGACACCCAAGTCCCGACTGGAGGCACGCAACCTCATATATAGGATGAGGGAGGAGGCCAAAGAGAAGGAGACTAAGGGTGGATAGATAGAAATATATATAGAATTAGCTATCATAAGTTCTAGCAAGGCTGGGACACTAAAGTCATTCCTTCCTTCTCTTGGAGGTAGATAATATGGAGGCCGATATCAACCTGTTCAGCCATATGGTGGCACCAGTTACAGAGCCACAACCCAAGGCAGGGGTGTTCATCATCCCAATGGTGGTAGTCCAATCTGATGGACTCCTTACCACATTACCATATGCCTTATACTTCTCATGGTTATTTTCCTTCCATATTCTTTGGTACTCTGCATTACTCATGTTATACCTCCTAGATTTATTATAACATGTTTATTGCAAGTTGTCAACATAAAATAAATATTTCTAGCGGAGGTGAAATATGGATTACCAAGTGGACTACAATAGTAATGGCAAACCACAGAGGGTCAGATTTGAGCCCTCACTGGCCAACAGTCATGGTGAGTATAACCGATATTTGGCCAACCATATCATTAAGGAGTTTGGGGTACCAGGCTGGGACTGGAAGATGCCCACACTATCCCAATATTGTGAAACAACTCAATACCTTCAATCAGAGATTGACCAAGCTCAGGCCCGTGTCAGTGCCCTTATTGAGGAAATGGAACATTGGACAATTCTGAATCATATCTATGAGGAGTCCAGGAAGGAGATTAAGCATGGATAACGACACCATATTCAGACTGAGGGAACTTCAACGCCTGGTGGAGATAAGGAATGGGTGGGTATCCTATCTTATGTCCCTACTCGATAACACCTATATCAAACAGTGGCTCAGATTCATTGAGTTGAATAGGTGCAGTAGGCATGATTAAATGGATAATTGCACTGCCCATAGTGTTGATACTGTTCCTACTCTACCTGATACTAATGAAACAATATTTGTGGGGAGGTTAATATGGTTGAGTTAGTTACTTGCATAGTTGGAGGTACAATTCTCCTATGTGCAGCCTTTACTTTGTGGTGGGGGGTTCTTCCATGGGGAAGGGGACATTAGGAAATGAAACTCACGTCCAACGACATCAAGCGTAAGGTGCTGGTTGAGTCCGGTCTGGAACAGTTCCGTCCTGAACCCAAGAAGCACAGGCTTGTCCGGCCCAAGATGGTCCGGGCCAGTGTCAATATGCCCAAGACTCCATTGATGAAGTACCTAGAGCAGAAGTATGGCAAGCCTGTCCATGATGTATTGACCTCTGGCTCCCTCTCTGTTGTAGCCAAAGTCTGGGGTAATGAGGTTGATGTCAGCACCATCAGCAGATGGATAAAGAGATATAAGCTCCGGTACACCAAAGATAACCTGCCAGTCTGTATGTACTGTGAACACCATGAGCCAACCTGTGACCTTGGCATATGTAGTATCCTAACGAGTATGGAGCGGTACGACCTATTACTGTTGAAGAAGAATGAGGTGCTTGAATGCCTGAACCTGCAAGGATGAGGGGATTGACACCTAATGAACTAATTGCATGGACGCCACCAATCTTCAAGACTATTATAGGGGAGAACATACTGGTGGACCAAGGGACCATGTGTATCTATGGCACCGAAGGAACATACAAATCAATGTTGGTTCTGGACCTCAGCTTCCGTATCTCTAAGGGTATGGATTGGTTTGGCTATCATACCACCCTCAGTCCTGTGTACATGTTCCAATCCGAGATACCACAAACCTTCATGCGTGAAAGAATGCTGGGATACATGCAAGGCAACAAACTAGCCACAGACAATATCTGGTTCTGCTCCGAGTTATATGAGAAGATAGATAAAGGCTGGGGCTACACTGAGTTGGAGCGTGAGATAAATAGGACATGCTCAAAAGTCCTATTCATAGACCCATTGTACAACTCGGTATCAGCCAAACTGGTTGACGATTATGAGATGGGCATATTTACGGATAGGATGAATATGCTCCGTTCCAAATACAAACTCTCCATCATCCTGGTTGGACATGACCGTAAGCCAGAACATAGTGAAGGTGAATCATTCCATTATGGTACTGATGAACTGTTTGGCTCTGGTAGACTAAAGAAGTGGCTGGATACCATAATCTACGTTGAGTTAAAGAATGATGGTGACAGTACCATGGACCTCAAACTTACCTTTGAGAAGCATAGGCATACCAAATCAAAACTACCACCCATTGATGTAACCATATTCAGGTCTGACTTGACCTTTAGGAGAAAGGAGACACTATGAAGGAGCAAGGAATCAAGGTTACCAAGCTGGAACTGAACCAAGACCAGTTCATTAAGTATATATTGGACAACACCACCGAGTCCAGCATATTCCGTATCTACAAAACCATCAACTACATAGGAGTTGGTGTGGACATAATGCCCCTGCAGGAGTAGGTATTGCAATAGCTGGTGACTTGACAGACTGAGTGCCTTTGTGCTATAATACACTATGGGCACCAGACAACGATATGTAATTAGGTTACAACCGGAACTTATCAAAGCCATCAAACACCAAATTATTGAGGAAGAAAGGAGGGCATGTGAGGTACTAGAGGAAGCTATACGAGACTATATCAAGAAGCGAGGAGGAGAATGAAAACAACCATCACAACCAAAACAGAGACACCAAACGAGGATACTGGGCTGACGACAGTTACCATAGTATCCACAGAAGGTGATGAGGCAACAGCAGTAGTCACCATGCACAAACAGGTTATAGAAGAATTAGAGGAGGAATAATGGCAAACGAGACACCAGTACCACAGGAACAGGTATTAGCCCAATTACGGACAAGAGGGTTTGAGGACGGATTTCAACGGACACCACTCCGGCATTTCAAGGGTAAGCTGGACAAGATTGGTGGCCACATGATTGATAGGTTCGCACCACCCAGACTTGAGGTAATCTATACATTCAGTGAAATGGAGGTCATTGACTCCACCGAACCTTATCTGGCACCAATAGCTGACCTCACCATCCTGCACAGTTCACGGAAGAAGTCAGCGATGGGTTATCTCGGCGCCTCCATAGACAAGATTATTAATGCCGGATTACCGGCTGACGCACCAGCCAGTCAAGTCAAGGGTCAGGATTTCCTGATGGGTAAGATACTGGAGATGAAAATGACACCAGGCCACATGATATTCAGCCGG